AGAACGCCAAGAGCAATATCGTCGAAACTGTGAGTATCGCCAGAGTAAGCCAAAGCGTTTTCAATCCAAATTTTGCACCTAACAAGCTCTTCTGTAAGAGTCCTAATATCATTTGGCTTCATGGAACGTATAACTCACTAACTGATAAAGTAACTGACGGCGATGCTGGGCAAAATGCCGTAGCCGCAGTCGTTACCAATGATGCCGTCAAATCACTCGTGGCAAACATAGCCTGCAAGTAATCATTGGCGTTTACCTCAAATATTCCCGATCTTGACACTATTTTTTTCTGCCCATTTGACTCTAAAGTAGTAACCATTGTTGAATTAGCTACGTCTGATCCATTAATTCTTGGCCAAAAATAGAACGTTTTTGCGCTTGCAGAACTCGATACAAGCTCTGCGGTAAAACTTAATGCATAAATTCCGCTTCTATCAAATACGATCTTACTGGAATCAACGCCGTCAATAGATACATTGTGAGAATAAGCCTCTGTATCCCAAGTTATTGCTGTTGCCGTATCAACCGTAACAGCCGTCTGATTGTTAAAATCAGCAAAAAAGCCATAAGAGTTTTCGCCGTATGGAATTGGCAAAAAAGCGCCATTTGTTGAAATAACCATGTGGCCTTTTGACCTATCCCACATCATTATTCCATCTTCTGCGGCTGAATCTCCATTTGTTATACTTTTTAATACGTTTCTTGTTCGCATTAAAAAAGTATTGAGACGTTCAGCCCAAGTTTCCCACTTTCCCGTCATTGGGCTTGGTGGTATATCAGGCAAACTCATCTTTTGCCTCCGGCAACTGCCTCAATCCTCATGACTCCTGAGCGCCAATCGGTATTTACATCGCCGTCTACTCTCATCCTTATTTGTCTACCAGTAAATCTAACGTCAGTCGGATTTGACATGGTGTATGGGCCAAAAGATGATTCTGAGTCGTTTGGATAGAACCTAGTTTTAAATGTTACCGTCACATCACCTTGAGTTTTTTCGTCAGGAATAAGGCTAGTAACTTTCATTATGTTGTCGCCAGTTCCAAGGCTTATCGGGCCAGTTTCAGCAAAAACACTATAAGATCCATGACCTACACTAGCACTTTGTTCGTGATTGTATAGGTTTCCACTTGCATCTGCCCATATTGGAGAAGTAAATACTCCCCTATCGAATCCGCAAGTCCTATCTATTTCACCTATTTCCCAATGATTTTCTAAGTAATCAAAGGCAACATATTTATTGTTTTCTAGTGATGCTCCACTTGGAAAAAACCACCATATTTCCCCATACTGACTGTTGTGTACCGCATAAGCCTTTGATATTTGATTTCTGTTTATGTCGGAAAAAACATAATCAGTTACATCACATTTAATTTCTTTTGCGACTGATCCATCAAATACAAAAAATCCTCTATTGCCCATCCAAAACGCGCCTTCATCAACTGCGGCAATAGCTTTTCTTGCTATTAAGCCACAAGCAGTTCCGACTCTTTCAAATCCAAATATAAATGGTGGGCCAGAATAAGTTGCGATATGAGCGTCAGTATCGGTTACTATTAAAGTTCTACCTCGAACTCTAACAGCAGACATAATTTGTCCACTTGTCTGAAGCTCAATGTCGCCAGCTTCGTTTGTTGCCGATGGAGTCCAAGTTGTATTATCTTCTTTATCGCACCATTGAACTTTTCTAGGATTGCCGCCAGCGCCAAGCGCAAATAAAAATCTTTCTTCAGTAACAACTATGCCAAGATTACTTGTTGGCGCGTTTGAAACTTGGGCCGCAGCAACTGCTGAATTTAATTGCCATTCGTATATTTTCCCATCTTGAGGATTGCACGCAATTAAATATTCTCCCCAGTTATCTAAAGACCAAGTTGTTGCCTCTTGAAATGTTCCGCTATTTGGGCGCTCGACTCCATAAAATCCAGTTCCATAATAGTTTCCGCCAAATCCAACGTTTACTACGGCATCCTCTGATCCGGCAACAAGCCCAGATGGAGTGATATCGTATACAGTTCCAGATGCATTAATGTATTTCAACGCATCATAAGTTCCAATAACAGTATTTGATCCATCAGTGTTGTCCTTCCAGATATGCATTGCCCTTGGGGCTGCAGAAACTGCGGAAGATACTCTGGTTATCCATCCGCCTACAGGACGCATAGATCCGTTATGCCATCTAACTAAACTTGCGTCTCGCCACCTGTTTGATTGTTCAAAATCGGTTCCATTTCTTACAACTCCTGGAGGGATCGATAACGGTATAAGAGCCATTTGTTACTTCCTTAAATTTATGGATTGTTTGGCCAAACAACAGAATCTGGAAAAGTAGGTTGAGAAGTTATATCTCTAAGAGATTGTCTATATGTTGCAAAAGCTGTTTTTTCAGAATCACTTAATTGACAATCAGTAAGCTGAGTCCAATCACACTCTGATAATTTTTTATTTCTTTCAAATCTAATTGAGTCAGCCTTTTGCTTTTGAGTAGGATTACCTTCTTGTCCTAGAGCTTGAATCCAGTTCTTAGCAACTTCAATAATTTCTGTGGCTTCTGCACTTGTCATTGGTCTTCTAAACGTAGTACCAGCGTCAACTACATAATTTTCTTGTAACTCAAAAACTTCTGTATATCCAAAACTATGATACTCAAATGATAATGTTGGCTTAAATTGTGAGCCAAAAAACATAACGCCATTAGGATAAAGGTCATTAAAAATGATTCCATTATCTTGAAATCCATCGTAATTTAAATGTAACTTTTGCATACCTTTATCCTTAATTTAAAGTTATAAAACCACCGTAACTATTGCCGTTTTTACATCTTAATGATCCACCGCTAGTTTGAAATCCAAAATCAGGTGTACTGTTATCACCTGAAACTCCTGTAAATTTATTTGCTATAGAGAATGTCATATTTTGATATGACTGAAGTGCGCCAGCGAAATAAGATGTAAAAACAGAACCTGTATATCCAATTCCGTTCAAATCAGGAGTTGAATTACCTATCGAAGTTCCAGTTGTAAAAGAGCCGTTTGTGTAAGCTGTTAACGTAGTTCCGTTTCCACCGAATGCTCTAAAATAAAAATTACTTCCGCTAGTGTAAATTCCCCAATCTGAATAATAGATAGAATTTCCTGTCCACTGAGCTTGATAATTTGATTTACCATAGCCATCACTCATACTAATAGTTCCGCTTGCAACACCAAACAAAGTGCGTACTGCGCTTTCTCCTAAAGATATTTGCTGAGTACCTGATCTATTTAACTCAACATTAACCTGATTTAAAGATATTGAGCCTGAACTTGGCAGTGCCATTTATTTATCCTTTACATTGTGCCGTATGCGGTCACGTTACCAACAACGGTTAAGTTGCCAGAAGCGTCTAACTTCATTTTGTTTGTTCCGCCAGTTGCAAAGTACAACACGCCAGCAGACTCAGTAATCGTCCAATCTCCAAAATCAATTGTAGTAATATTAGCAGTAGTAATATTACCAGTAGTTGAGGTAAGAGTAGTGATTGTTGCTGATGATAATGATCCACCAGTTGCAAGTTTTGAGTTTAACTGAGTTTGTATTGCAGACGTAACTCCGTCTGTATAATTTAGCTCAGTAGTTGTTGCCGTAATTCCATCTAATACATTTAATTCTGCTGACGTGGCAGTAACTCCGTCAAGAATATTAAGCTCATTAACAGTTGCGGTAATGCCATCTAACGCATTTAGTTCTGCTGCAGTAGCAGTTACTCCATCTAGAACATTAAGCTCTGCGGCAGTCGATGTAACTGCAGTTCCGCCAACTTTCCAGCTTCCTGCAGTCAAGTTTGGCGCAATTGCTGTTGTTCCATCGAGCAAATCGTCGAGAGTATCTAAGTTAGCGTTTAACTTGTTTCCCCAAGTATCTTCAGATGCGCCGACTTCCGGTTTAGTGAGGCCATAAGTCGTCGTTGTAGTATCAGCCATTTAATTTACCTCAGTCCAAGTTTCAGAGTTAGTTGATAATTTAGTCCATGATTCAGAATTCTCTGCCTGATTAGTCCAAGTTTCAACATTTACATCTTCGCCCTCCCATTTGAGGCGCCCAGATATAATTGTTGTAACCGTTGGTCTAGAAACAACTGCGGCAATAATTATTCTATTGCCACTGATAATGGTTGTTGATTCTGGAAACTGTACTATTCCAGATGATGATATGTAGTTCCCGCCAAATAACGAAGTGGATGTTGCTTCAGATAAGAATCCTGTTGGCCTTACGCGGTATCCGCCAATCAATGTAGTTCCACTGCCTTCACTTAAAAATCCTACTGGCTGTAAGTATCTATATCCTGCCGTAATAGTAGTCGATGTGCCGCTAGTAAGCATTCCAGCTAACTTAGCGTCACCTACCGCATATCCTTCTAGCCAGTACGCCTCTCCGCCTGTGGCTAATGGATCTGGTTCGACATAATATGTACTCATTAGCTATCCGCAGGTTCAGGTGTATTACCTTCAGCAAGCCACTCAAGATACTCTTGGTAGTCTGTGTTGGCTGGATCGAAGGGGATAAAGGCGTTGTCTGATAGACGCAATACAGATTCTTTTTGCCCATCTAAATTTATTATCTCTTTATACATTTATAACTCCGCATCTGCTGTCCATTGATGGAATTGTTCTACAGCTTGACCTGCTGTTAATGAACTTGCTGAAGTTGTATAAACTCCAAAGCCACCTTCAGCTTGTCTATGAACACCGGATGTTATGTTATCTTGCCTTGCTATACCAGCAGGTGCATAACTTAACTTACCACTGTTTCCTACAGAATCATAAGTTGTTATTGTAGGTGTTGTTCTTTTATAAACTTTAAAAACAACGGCATTTGTTCCATTATTAGCTAAAGATGTTGTTGAATTTGCCATTACTATATAGCCAGCAATTCCAGTAGTTGTGTTAGTACCGGGAACAGTTCCTATGTTGTAAGACTTTTCATAATACCTCTGACACAAAGCTAACTCCATGCCATACGGTCTGCGCTCAAACTCAGTAGCTAC